CCCGCAAGAAAGCGGCATTCCACGGTGCGCAGCATCAGTGCAACGAACGCAAGGCGGGGGTGAGTGAGAAGTGAAACCATCATACCTTGGCATTTTCAAATACGGCAGCCTGATCATGTCTTGCATGGCAATGGCAGGCATGCTGGCAGGGATGGTTGGCAATAAGTGGATTATTGTCGTGCTATTCCTGTCGCTTGGCTTCGCTAGCTTTTTTGGCGCTGCCATTGTTTTCTATCTGGACGCAATCTATGAAAAACTCAATTCCCACAAACCCTAACGTGGTAATGATCGACGCCAGCATCATTTCACCGCCAGTTGGTGTAAAGCTTCTGCTTGGCGACAGCGTGCGCGGCATTACCACTATCGGCCAATGGCAATCAGGCTTCGACTGCTGGGCATACTTTCCGAAGTTTCCTGATACGTTGAAGCGAAAAAAGGTTGACGCGGTTTAGGTTGGTGTATATAGTTTGAGTTGTTGGTGATGCGCAGTGGCGATGCGCAAGCAGTGACAAAGAACGCATGTATAAGGAGCTTCATGCAAGCCGGCAACTGCCAGCCGGCCACCAACACCAAAACACATACAGGCTGCTCTCTACTTACACGCAGTAAGATGCGAAGCGGGCAATCCAGTGATGGAAGTAAGGGCGGCAATCCTGAAGCTGCCAATGGCCGAAAAATCTAGCAGTCTTGAGAAAGCTGTGCAGCCTGTAGCTGTATTGGTATCGCCCCACATTTCCCAGCATCACACGCTGGCCGCTCAGGGGCATAAATGAGCGGGAACCTTACCCTGAGTTGCTGGCACGGGAAAGTGTGAACCAGCATGGCGGTTTACGGTACATATACTAGGCGCTGTCCACGCAGATAATGACAAGCACTAGGGAGGAAGCCGGTTTACGCCAGCAGTACTAACTTCCTCCGTCTCCTTTCCGGCTTCGCCAGCTGGTTATCTGCAAGGCGCGATTGACTGGCGTAAGCAGTCGCAACACTCAATCGCCTTAGTTGGCATGCCACGCATGTGCACGAGTAAGTCTTGAGTCTGAAAGTAACGGAAGGCTAGGGCGATTGATTGTTGGTTTGGGTCGGGGGTTCTCGGCTGCCAGCAGCAACAACGAGCGTGCAACGCAATAGTATGACTAGGCGAACGCAGCAGACGAGTTGCAAATACCAGCATGAGCGCATGCCGTGGGCCTCGCGATAAGAGGCACAACACAGCATCCTCGGTCTGTTGGATAGACTATGCATCCGAATATGGCTGCATGTCGCTGGTTCGATTCCAGCAGGATGCTGTGTTGGTGAATGTGCAGGCTGATGCACACATGTACAAACCGGGCCTGTCACGCTTGGCGAAGTATTCGCAAAACAAGTTGTGGATACCGCGATTGCTAGTTGCGGGTGGCATGTTAAAAGTGGCGGCGCAGTGTTCGTCACCTTGTGGGTAGCGCCAAAGCTGGAGATCAGCACCAGCCACCAACACACAATCACTCCCCTTCGCCCGCCTTGCGCGGGTGTTTTTTTGAGGTGCATATATGGAATACTTCGAGTGCATCATGTTCTGGTCTGGCGTCGTGCTGTGGATTGTCTGCATCATGGCCGCGCTGATGGTGTTTGGCGAGTCGCTTGGCCTGTGCATTCCAAGCATCTGCCGTGGGAAGTCGTACACCATTTACCGCTTCGGCATTGGAGAGTACGCCGTAATGCACGATGAAGAAATGGTAAACAGCATGCGTCAAGTAGGCTACAACATACGCGGCGGAAATGGCCGGTGGTGGATGTGTAAAATCTTCCGCTGGCAACCGTAGCAACAAAAAGGCCACCCGAAGGTGGCCTAATTCATTCCAGCAGATACCCGCCAGTTATGAATCCAGCGTGAGATAGATCACCTCACTTTCTGGATTTGTTGAGCGCCAGGATGTCCACAAGCGCAACGATCTTGCTAATCACTGCATCATCTGCTGGCGTAGGCGTCAGCTTTGCCACGACAGATGCAACGGTCACAACGCCAGTGGCGATGCTCCAAAGGTCAGTCCAGTTTTCCATGATCCATTCCATGTTATTTACCCGTTTCCATCATAGTTGCTAATCGTTTTGCCCGCTCGCCAACCTGCCCAGCCCACTTGCTAGCAAGCATTCCCTTTGCCGCTCCGGAATAGTCGCCACGCTCAACCATGGCCAGTGTGTTTTTGAAGCCCAACAGCCCGGCAATGCCCATGTTGAACGCCATGTTCACTAGCACGCGCTGGCGCACATCATCAAGCCTGCCATACCATGGCAGCGCATCAATGATCTGTTTCTCGAAGCGGTCAATGTCGTTTGACAGCAGGAAGTCGATTTCCGCGTCAGACAGACCGCCGCCCTTCTTCTTGTCGATCAGGCGACCAACGCCAATTGTCCAGTAGCCAAGATGATCCTGGTAGGCAAAAGGCACTACGCCTTCATCACGGCGTAGCTCCTTTGTGAGTTGTTTCTTGTCCATGTTATTTGCTCCAAAACCCCAGCGCCGAAGCGCCAGGGTCTGCGTTGCTGTGTCCTGCGGATAGTAGAATCACTTGTAGTAACTCCGTTGGTTGTAGTAGTTCAATGCCTCTTGCTCAGTATTGAACTCCATGATCTGCCAAGCAGAAAGACGCAGCGTAACATCCGCCCCGGTTGCGTTGTTTATGTACATGCCAACTGTGCCAGTTGTGCCGGACTTCGAGACGCTGGCAATTGTTTTCCACGATGCGGAAATGATATCGCCAATCCTTGCGCACAGTGCAACTGCAGAAGTGCATTGAATGGTCAAGCCTGCCGCAGTGCCTGATTGCAATTTAGCATCTACGGTAAGGACGTACCATTTACCACTGGTCATGGTTACTGCTGGTTGAACGAGTGTCGCGCCGCTCGGCACTACAAGCTCACAACAAGTGCCGAAGATAACACCATCGGCAACGCTTGTGCCGTTTACGCTAACAGAGCCGGTGAACAGGAATGGCCCCGCTCCATCATACGGCAAGGACTGCAGTTTTGCAGGCTGCACACCGGCCATTGGGATTCGCGGTGGTGCATAGTGGACCTGCGCGGAAATGCCAGATGCTCTACGCGACTTTACCAGAGAGTTGACAGTAAGCAGAGACGCCCCGCCGTCAATACTCATGCGCTCGGCAATCACCGTGCTGGCAGAGTCGATTTCCCATAGCACGTTCGGCCCATCATTCACACCGCAGTCAGATACCGATACGTTGGAGTTAACGATTTTCATCGTCTTTGGCAGCATGCCGTTTTTGATTACGACAAGCGCCGCGTTATCAATCCGTAGGTCTTTCGGAGTGTACGCCACGGAATCAATCGTCACGCTTGCGGCGGTGGCGTTCTGCTCAAACCATACGTTATCCAGCAAAAGCGGAGTGTACGAATCTACCCAGTTGCGAACGAAAATTCCAAAGCCAGCATTGCCTTCGATGACGAAATCGCGCCATGCGGTTCCGCCAGTGCCGCCAACTGTACTGTCAATGACAAAAGCAGCCAGGTCGCAGCTATTTGCTTCGCCGGCGTCAAACACATCATTCCCTGCGTGCATGATCGGCGATGCTTGGCTGATTGCCTTGTAGCCAATATCGCAGCTAGTGATGGACAGATCGCGGTATCGGTTGCCGATGTTGCCATACTTCTTGCTGATGCCAATCTTAGCGTTGCTAACGATAACACTGTCCAGCGTCCAGCGACCGGCAAGCTCAGGATTTGCCGGCTGATCGAATGAAACGCCATCAGATGCTCGGATATTGCCATCAATCCGAACCTTGCTGATCTTCTTGCCAGACCACACGCTCGGCGTTCCCGAGTTTCCAAGTTTCAGGACTTGAGCAGCTCCGGTTTTTGCCTTGATGACAGACTGAACACCAATACCTTCAATGCTTTCGCTGTATAGCTGCAAGTCGCCAACAATAGCCGTGCCTTTTGGCATATCGATTGCGCCGTAGCCGGTAAGCGCATTGGACATGGCGGTGGTGTCGTCTGTCGTTCCGTCGATTGCCGCGCCTACATTCTTCGGTGTGCGAATATCATCAATCGCAGCTTGCGCTGTTCTTGATACCCCGCCAGTGCGTGCCGACTTAAACCCAACCAGACCCGCCCCAGCGTCGCTAGCAAGTTCGGCACGCGTTACGCCGCTGATTACCTCCCATTGCGCTGCGTTAAACGTGCCGGTGGTGGTGAACGGAATAGCGGTAGCCAGCGCGTGATATGTCACGCCGCTGTAAGTGACAGTCTGCGTGGTGCGGCTAACGGCAATGCCAGACGCGAAAGCCACTGGAACCTCATAGCCATTCCGCCGCATGAACTCGTCAAGCGTTAGGCGCTCTTTGCCGAATCGGTCTGTGTAAACGCCAGCGCCGTTTGCCATGGCGTCAAAGTCTTGGATGTTCGACTTGAAGTCATTTACATCCAGCGACGGGATTGCTGTGGTAGTCATTACAGACCCTCGTAAATGCGTGAATCGTAAGCGGCAGCCTCAATGTCAAGCGTGCCATCCGCCTTGGGTTTTATCTCGGTGATAGTATACAGCCCTGCGGTATTTATAGCATCAATCGACAAGCCAACGCCGATAGCGTATCTGCTAGAAAGCTGCTGCGTGCTGCCATTGGCCACGTAAACGCCAGCTGGCAGGCTTGCAACAGTGAAGCCATGTTCGTATGGCGCAGCAGTAACTACAGCTGTCTGATAGCCTTCTGCTGTCGTGAACACCACCCGCGCCGTGGTGTTGCCGTTCCAGTTTATCGGCTCGCTGGTGGTGATGTTCAGGCCATCAATTGCCAGCACCTCGCCAGCTTGCAGGCCGTCGTCGCCGTAGAAATCATTCGGATCAACCCAGCGCACCAGATCGCCTTTCCTGAGCGCAAACCCGTCATTCAGCACCGTATCGGCAATGCTCTGGCGCTGATAAAGCATCTTCCGGCATTCCAGCAGTGCGCGGTTATTCGCCTGAGTCAGGTTTCTGCAGCCTGCCAGCTTCATTTTGTTGGGGCGCGATGCCGTGCCGGCTTCGATAGCGCCTGCCGACGTGATGCGATATCGCACGTACGCTCGAACGTTTTTGTCTGGGTCTACATACTCAAGCTCCACGCCGTTGTATTGACCCGGCACAAATCCGTTATACGTCAGCACGCTATCGCCACTCTTCGCCAAGTTGCGGTAATCCAGCTGCATGACAGGGTAAGGCTGCGCTTCATCGCGCCGGAACTGATACTGCAAGCCAATGCGCGACACAAAAACGCGTGCCGCGTTACAGATAGTTTCGATGCGCTCGCCAACGGAAACGTCCTCGTCGTCAAAGGTGTAATCGAAATACCCCAGCGCCCCAAGGTCGCCGATGTTCGTCAGCGAATCAATGTCAAGATCAGCAATGGGCAGGCCGCCGACTGCAACATACTGATGCACCACTGCGCGTCGGAAATCTCGGCTAGCAGATACGGCAGTGCTAGTCAGGCCGCGAACGTGTCGGGTAGCAATCAGATTGAACTTCCTATCGCTGTAGCTAGTTGCCGACTCCGTGGCCTTCGTCACCAGTTTTGCCACGGTAACGCCAGGCAGTGTTTTGGTTGCGTAGTACCGCAGCGCCGCCAGCTGCTCAACCTTTGCCACGTCGTTGCCATCGCCAACCGCGCCGCTTAGGCGCTGCCAGCGCACGCGGTAGCGGGCATTGCCATACGCCGGAATGGTTACGACAGACCATGCGCGATAATCGTAAGTGTCAGCACTGTATGTCGCATCGGAACTGGCTCGCGTGCCGATGATTTCATCGCCGTTGCTATCGATTGCCCACCATTCCGTGCGGATTGTCACAGAACCCTTTAACCCACGCTGGAATATCAGGTTGGTGCGGAATCGGTCAGCAGTAACCGGCAGGGTGTACGGGCCGACCCAAATCGGGCTATTGCCAATCGGCTTGATGCTTGCCGTAACGGTTCCGGTGAAGCTGGCGGTAAACGCAGCCGGTGCAGTGAATGTGAACGTGTTGAAGCCGCTGGCGGTAACAACAGACGTTACTGCGCACGTCTGGCTGAATGCAATAGATCCGGTGCCTGGGTCGTATGTAAAACCCACCACCGCATTGCCAGTGCCGACGATGGACAGCAGGTTGTCCCATTTGCTGCCCGTGGTTACTTTTACGGTAAACGCCGCGCTGCCATTCGTGATAGCCACGTCGGCGGTTTCGGTTTCCGTTGCCCACACTGTCGGGTAAACCAGCTCCTGCCCGTTCACATCCGATACCGTGAAAGGCTCAGTCACGCCGCTGATCGTGGTCGTTCCATTCTCTGGATAGTCGCCTCCGACCGGCTCGAAGAATTCCACACTGCTGCCGGAAATATCGCCAAGCGGCGTGTCGGCTGACTTGATCGACTCGCGGGTGTACTTGCCAAGCCCCACGCACAGCCATTCTGTGACGTATTTCACATGGTCAATGTAGTATTCGTCAGATGGCTGGATAAGGTCAGGATAAGCCCGCACGCGCCCGTAAATGTCGGGAATGGCTTGATATGCTCGGGCTGTATTTGTCTGGCCAGACAGGCGGTTGTTCGGGCTGTCTTTTGCAACGCTGGCCGACACGTTCGGGATTGTCGGCTTGGGCATGAGCTTGTTCCATAGCCCGAAGGTCGCGATGTTCAGCACCTTGTTGACCGCATTGAACACGCCACCCTCTGGCCGACAGATAACCCGCACGGAATCCATGGCCGTTGCCAGCCGTTGCAGATCGGCGCACTCCGCTGGATTGTCGATCAGCTGGCCATTGATATACAGCGTCGCGCCGTAGCCGCTAGCGAGATGGCGCTCAATGTTTTGCTGTAGCGTCAGGCCGCAATCCAGCGCCTCAGTGGTAACGCCAGATGCGCCCGTAGGGTCATGCAGGATGGTAAGCATAGAAGCGGATTTCCCCGTATAGTTTTTGCACTGCTTCGATTGTGTTGATTCGCACGCCGCCAGGATTGCTTTCGTTGCCGTCGCAATGCAGCAGCATGCCACGGCCAAGGCACACGCCGCAGTGTGTCGGCACGCCGTCGCGCCACGTCATGAAAGCAACAGAATTGGCGACAGGCTCCGGAACTTGCCGCCACCCGTGCGCGGCGTAATCGTGCAGTTCGTCGGCCCACGTGACTTGAATGCTGTGAACGTGCCGGAAGAACATATCGACCAGCCCGAAGCAGTCCATGTGCTGCCAGTCTGCGGCGTATTTCTTCCACGTCACGCGCCCAAGCGTGGCATTGATAAATTCATCTGGCGTCATAGCAATTCCAGTCCAGTAAATACCGACACGTCGTAGATTCTGGCAATGTTTCGGCGCATGGGGTTGTCCACGGTTGCCGTCACTTGCACCGCGTCAGCATTCAGTGCTACGCCGTCAGTGCCAGACACGTACAGCGTCAGTGCTTGAACTGGCGTAGTCACATTGGGCGACTGGTAACGGGCATACTGCACGGTGATTGGCTTGTATCGACCGGCAAGCGTAATCCGGCGCAGCTCTTGCGAGAACGTACGGCCAACCACGATGCGCGGAAATTTGATAGCCATGGATCCAGCAGCATTCTGCCCGACGGATGGCAGCACAATATCCATGCGCACGGCGGTGTGCTCAAAGCCGCCAAGCGTCACATTCTCGAACTGATTCGCCACGATGCGGAATGGCCCGCTGAAATCGTCGTGCGTAAACGTCAGCGCCTCATACTCAGGCGCCGGGTTCTTCGTTGTCCAAAACTCGCGCTGGCTCATGATTCTGGGTTGTACTGGTTGATGAGGAAGTCAAGCGGCTCTTGCCATTCCTGCCAGTTCGGCATGTTGATGATAATGTCCGACAGGTCAAGATAAGACTGCGGAATCACCAACTTACGTGCGGTAATCGTGGCCGTGTACGTCCAGACGCGGGCGTCATTGCTTGCAGGCAATAGGCTATCCGGCACGAACTGGCATTCATGCGTGACAATGCCGAACTCGGTCCGCAGCGGCAGGTTGAACTTCGCCACGCCGCCATCGATGACGGTTTCGTACCAAAGCCAGAAAATCTGCGCGTGCTGCTCGGTGAATCGGAACGTGAGTGACCATTGCGTTGATACGTCCGTGCCGGTGGCTTGGCTGTAGGATGGTCCGCGCCTAGGGTCAAGCATGCCGTACCGCGCAGGCTGGCTTCGCGCTTTTGTAGCTAGCGGGCTGGGTAGCGTGGCTGGGTAATCGATAGTTGCCATGGTGTTTGCTCGGTGGCTGATAGGTTTTATTGTAGCATGCGCTAGCAATCATAGAAAAAAAGCACTATACTGGCTATGCCAAAGACGTTATATTCACCAAAGCCGGTTATGGCTCCTCATCCCGTGGTGAACGGGTGTCTTTGGCGAGACGAGGGGTCATAACCGGCTTTTTGCATGGGTCAAGCAACTATGAAGCCAAAAAACGGATACGTTTACGCAGTTCACGACAAAGACAGGGGGATTACGAAAATTGGCAGGTCTAATAATGCTGAAAAAAGAATTGCATGCATAGTTTCGCAGGGCGGAATTGCCAATCATGAAAGCTTTTTCTTGCTGACGGCGGATTATTACAATGTAGAACTGCTGTGCCATCAAAAACTTCACGACAAAAGAATAAGTGGCACAGAGTGGTTCTCTATTGATATTGATTGTGCAAAATCGTGCATTGAAAGTTTTTGCGCCGATCCAGCAAATGATGAGAATTGCAAAGATAATAATTTTGTGTTTTGCATGTCGCAACATTCAAGCGATGAAAAATTTTCAGAGCCAAGAATAGACTCTAGGGAAATTGCCAATACTCTAGATCAAAAGCACAGGACTATTCTGGAAAATATAGACAAGTACAAAAATCATTTTGACCAGCTTGGCAGTGTTGTATTTTTATACGCAGAAAAAGTTCCTCTTCCTCAAGGAGGGCATGCCAGATTAACAAGATATGCCATGCTTAATGAAGATCACTGCTACTTTTTGTTGTCTTTAATCAAAAATACAGAGCAATCTGTAATTGCCAAGTTGAACTTTATCAAGCAATTTAGCAGCGCAAGGTAACAAAAAACGGGGCAATCGCCCCGTTTCTCACGTCTACAGCTTAGATTGTATGCTGGTCGCCCCCTTCAGTGCAGACCATACTTGCCCGTTGTTGCTGGCAATCTGGCTGGCCACCTCTGCCACGGCGCGCTGAACGGTTATTTCCACGCTGCCATCTTGGGATTGGGTGGCTGATACGTCAACGCCGGATGCGTAGTTGTTCACTACCACGGAAACACCACCCCCCAACTTATTCGCCGGCGTCACCTCGCCCTTCGTGTTTGGCATCATGTACTGCCTGCCATTGCTGGCGGTGAACATTTCAGGTGCGCCCGTCTCATTAACGCGGTACAGACTATCCGCCGACACTGCCCCGCCGTACTGGCGACCGCCACCAAACGTCACACCGCGAAGGTTGGAGATCACCGCTAAGCCAGCACTACCCATGGCTGCCATGGTCGCCAGGTTTGCCGGAAACGGCGCGGACACACTGGCCTTCATGATTGCCGCTTGCAGCGATACAAGCGAGTCAGCCAGCGCAAACGCCTTGCTGATGCGGAATAGGTTTTTGTAGGTGTTGCTGCTGTTGTCGCCGTAGTTTTCCAGCAGACTTGCAGCCTCACCAAAGAAGCTACTGGCCGCTTGCAGCCGCGCATGCTGAGAATCCATCTCCAGTGCGCGGATCTCTTCGACCTTGCGCCGGTTAATGTCGATCTCTGCTTGCGCGTACTGCTCCTGCGTGATGATGTTTTGCTGACGCAGCGCGTCCAACTCCTCCAGCTGGTCACGGGCTTGCGTCACAACATCAAACTGAGCTTGTTGCTCTGGCGTCATGCCTAGGCGCTGAATGTCCTCGCCAGCTTGGCGCGATTGCGCTGCACGGTCTTTGGCTTCTTTCGCGGCCTGATCGCCAATGGCGTACATCTCTTTCAGCCACTGATCGGTATCGGCCTTTTCTTTAGCGCGAAGGTCAGCGCGGTCTTTTTCGGCTGCGGCGGCAATCAGGACTTGGGCTTGCTGGTATTTCTGGTAGCTGATTTTCCCCTCTGCCAGCAGTCTGTCATTGTCGGCTTGCTTGGCTTTCTCCTGCGCGTCAATCTTCGCCAACCCGTCGGCGTTGGCAATGACTAGATCGTTGATGTAGCCTTGGGAGTCGAATTTTGAGCCTTTGGTTGCGGTAGTGCCGCCGCCACCGATTTTTTCTGGTGGCGATGGGGTATTGTAAGACTCCACCTCGGACTTACGCATGTCTGCCCGTGCTTGCTCAATGGCAGCATCGGCCTTGTTTTTTGCTTGTGTTGCTGCTCGCTCTCTGGCGTCAAGCTCTTTTATCTGCGCTTTGTATGCATCATCCGCCATCTTGGATGCATTGCCGCCAGTGTAAACGGCGGCTTTGGCAAAATCAGATTGCCGCGCCTTGCGTTCTGCTTCCAGCTTTTTGCGGTCTGCCGCAACTTTTTCAAGCTCCGCATTGGCATCGCGCAAAACGCCAGCCGGGTCTTTTTGTACGTCCTCATCTTTCAGGCTGAAAAAGTACCGCTTAGACTTGATGGCTTTTTGGATTGACCTGTCAATATCATCCCAGTAAACAACCATGGCAATCAGCGCCGTAGCAGCAACGCCAACCCATCCGCCGACGGCAGACAATGCAGTATTGAATGCCGTAACAGCCTTTGTTGCGCCGGTGACGGTGCCAAGGTATGACAGGTTTGCCGCACTGGATGCGGCAAGCGCGGCATTTAATCGCGCGGTTGCCGCAGTGGCAAGCGCGGTGCTGCTACCAAGCGCAACGCGAGATTGAACTAGCGCGTACTCCGCGCGCGCTGCTGCAAGCTCGGCATCCGCAAGAGATACGGAGGCACCAGCTGCGCGGGCTGCTTGTAGAGAGTTAGCAATGCTTGCTTGTGTTGCGGCCACCAGTGACGAAACAACCTGCCCAGCATACACCGCAGCCAGCGAAACGCCTGCAAGCTTCATCGCCTCAATGTAGGGCAATGCTTCATCAAAATAAGTAGTTAGCCGCCCTTGCTCAACGCTCTTTTCCAGCTCATTAATCGCCGTCGTAGCAATGCGCACGCCACGGGCAATCTCTTCGCCTACGCCAGACTTAGAGATAGTCAGAAATAGCTGATCCCACGAATCAGAAAGGTTACTGATTGCGCCATCAAGTGTTTTTGCTCGCTCATCCATTGCACCGGCGAAGTTGGTTTCTGCCAGTTTCAACAGATATTTCTGAATGTTTTCCGCGCTGAATTTGACGGTTTCCGTTACGCCTTTAAACGTCAGGCTGACGTTGTCGCCCTGCTTACTGGCGCGAATGCCGAACTCTTTCAGTCGCTCAAATTCGCCAGTGGCAGCGTCAGCAACAGCCTCGACCATCTGCATCAGGTCTTTGCCCATGGCAGATGCAGTGTTTCCGTATGCGGTAAGCGACTTGATGCTTGGGTCAAGACCTAGGTTAGTCAGTCGAGTGAATGCCGTTACTGCTTGGTCAATTGAGTATGGCGTGGTAGCTGCAAACTTTTGCAGGGTCTCAAATGCTACAGCGGCATTATCTACGCTGCCGGTTGCAGTAATCAGACCGGCATTCAGAATGTCAAATTGCCGCTGCACCTTTACCAGCTTGTCGGCAAATGCAGCAAGCGTGATTCCAGCAAAAGCAGCAGTAACGGCGGCAGCAACCTTGTTTGCCGTGCTGCCTAACTTGTTCATGCTGGCGGTGGCCTTGCGCTCACCGTCAATCAGCTTGCTGGTATTAATATCTACCGTGTACTCAATGCCGCCAACATTCTCAGCCATTCTTCGCCTTCCGTTTCTCTTCAATAGCACGTTCCAACGAGCGGTAATCGTCCTGCGTCGGCTTCTCGTGCGTTTTCTGTTCTGGGAATTTCATGTCAAGCATCCGGCCAAACTGCGTCATTGTCAGTTCGCCTGCATCTTTTTGCGACATGCCAAAATGAATCATTGCCGCGTCAATGTATTCCGATGCATCAAACCGTGGCGAATACTTCCCACCACTGCCGCTTTTCTTAACGCGACCGACAATGCCATGTTGCATAAGGTGGCGGGCGATAATGATCTGGTCGGCGTCTGGCATTTCGCCCACCTCGCCATAGTGACCGGTTAGCTCAAAGTCGCCGCCGCATGCAAGAATCACCACGCGGGCAGCGTTAAGCGCATCGCTGCCATGGAGCGCGGCATACGTGCTCACAATTTCTTCAGGGCTTCCAATGGCCGCCATATTGAAAAGGGACGGGTGCAAAACATACTCGCGCCCGTCCCCTGTCATAATGCCAACCTGCCCGATTTCGGTCAGGGCTGGCATGGGCTTACAGCTCGAACAGCATTGCTTTGACGCCTACGCCGCCAGTCACGGCAACGGTGCCGGACAGGAATGCGCTGATGGCAGAAAGCTTGACGTACTGGTAGCCGTTTGCCGGCACGGTGATGGCTTTGCCAGCGGAAACGTCAACGTTGCCATAACCGCCGACGGCAATCGTGGTGCCGGTCGAGCCGTCAACAGTAACGACAACCGGCGAGGCGGTGGTGTTTTCCAGTACCAGCAGTTGCTGCTTGGCGGTGTTGTAGGTCAGCACGTCCGATGCGGTCAGCGTGGTAACGGCAGGGGCGGCAACGGTGTTGCCGACGGTGGTTGCTGCGATGGTGGCCATGGATTACCCCTTATGCCGGAACGAAGGTTACAGCGCCATTGCTGGTGGACTCGAAAGACCACGTGCGTTCGGCGTCAAAGCTGGCGGATTGGCTGAAGCTGGTAACGAGGAACGGGCCGGTGTAAACGCCGTCCAGACCTTCCAGCTTGAACCAGACTTTCGGCTGGTAAGAAGTGCCAGCACCAGGGGAGATTACAGCCGCTTGGAACTCGGCCTGATTCTCTGCTGCGCTGGAATCAAGCACGGCGTCGCCGTTGAAGGTAACGGTTTTGAACGTCACCAGCGATGTGCGGGTGTAGTCCGGCGAAGTGTCGCCGGTAGTATCAACCGTGTCCCACGTGGTATTGAACTCTTTGCCGCGCAGCATGCCCAGACGTTTGAACGTCAGGCTGCCGACAGTGGCATCCTCATTGGCTACCGCGAACGATACGATAAAGTCGCGGCCTGTCGATTTAGCCATTGGCTACTACCTCTTGGTTAATCCGCAAGCACGCGGACATTCATCTGAAAAACTGGCCGCTCTTCTTCGGTGAAGAAGTATTGCGGCTCGTCTGGCTGGAAAGAAAACGCACCATCCGCGACAGTAGCGACGCGCAAAGCCTCGAATATTGCATTGGCTTTATTGCCTGCGGCTAGTCGGTCGCCCTGCTGCTCACCGATAACGGTAACGGTGCAAGTCGCATCGCGGATAACCTCAGCTGGCAGGCCGCCAGACTGCTGTACCACGATGAATTTGTCCGATGGTTCGCCATCCATCCATTGAAATAATTGTACACGATGGCCGGTTGTATAGCCATTATCAATCAGGTAGTTGTAGAGTGCTTCGGCGGGGATCATGCCTTCATGCCTTTCTTGACGATTGCGTCAATCATGTCTTTGCTGTCCTCAAATCCGCGCCGGAGAAATTCTTTCCGCGCAGACTGGCGGCGGAATTTCTGTTGCACGTTCGGGTCATGCACATATTCCGCATAGCTGGCCGTGTAGCCGATACGACCGCGCCATCCGCCAGGTTTACGGCCGACTTCTCGGTATTGGCTGTTTAGCAGGGTGGAGGTGTCAATTGGCGTCATAACAGACGCATTGGCCGCGCCAACCAGTAGCACCTTGGTCAGCGTGGTGTAGGCTTTCTTTTCCGTCTCGCTGATAAATGCGCCGATTCGGTTAACGATCTTGACGCTCATGTGATGATCTCGTAATCGTCAGCCTCACGATTGAACGTGTCGGCGTATCGCACCACGGAACGCACCATTGAAGCGCCAGCAGCAATCGGGTCTGGCGTGCCGTCATCGCCAATCTTGATGTAGTCGCCCAGCTTTGCGCTTGCGTATTCGGTGTAAATGCTCAAGCGGCTGATGAACTCAACGCCCTTGTCATCCGTGCGCCGTTCGGACTTCGCGCCATAGTCGCAGTCGATGGCTTCCGGCAGTGCGAACGTGTATTTGCCGGTTTTGTCGTCGCGGCCAGTTGCACGCCAGATAGTTGCAGTAGCGGTGAAACTCCAACTGGACAAGGAACTCATTTCAGCACCATAAAGAAGTTGCCCGAGCCGCCAGTCAGCAGCGCCGATGTGCATCCGGTGGTATCCAGTGCGCGGATCTGCGCTTTCAGGCCGTTCAGCGTGTCGCCGTACTTGTATGACTGGCTCGCACCAGATGGCGCAGACTGCGATGTAACCTGCCTGCCTTGCGCTTG